GGACGCTGTTAGGGATTCGACCCAGAAACTTCTGATTGGCAGAATTCAGTCTGGTGAAGAGGCTTTGGGTACAGGGGGCAATTCCAAAAGATTGTATCGAAGGTAAGGTCCGCGCCCGCGGCACCGTCGATCTGATGGATCATGTTAAGGTCAAACATGTCTCCGGCGGAACTTCGATTATCTTTTTCAAATCCTATGCTTCTGGCCGGGAAAAATTCCAGGCGGAAACCCTCGATTGGGTATGGTTCGATGAAGAACCTCCGATGGATATTTATTCGGAAGGGAAAACCCGGACAAATAACGGACAGCTCGGCCAGTTTACCATGCTCACTTTTACTCCATTGCTGGGAATGACCGATCTGGCCAAAGGATTTTATACTCAGCCTACGCCGGATCAGCAACTAATCATGATGACCATCGACGACGTTGATCATCATTCTGAAGAGGAAAAAATAAGAATCAAGGCCGAATATCCCGAATATGAACGGGAAGCACGGGCCATGGGAGTCCCTATTCTTGGATCGGGACGGATTTTCCAGTTTCCGGAATCCCAGATTTCCGAACCACATATTGTCTATCCACCCGAACACTGGTTCTATCTGAATGCACTTGATTTTGGTTGGGATCATCCCCAGGCCTGTATCCAGATCGGTTGGGATAAGGATGAAGATGTTATCCATGTGTTGAGAGGAAGGTCGGCCAAACAAACCAAACCCCTTGATATGTTTGGCGCTGTAAAATCCTGGGCGGCGGATGTTCCCACGGCATGGCCCCACGACGGGTTCAAACATGATAATTCAGGTGCCGAGCTGGCTGAACTTTATCGTGAGGCCGGATTCAGTATGTTCCATGTCCATGCCACCCATTCAAAGGGCGGATTTGGTCGAGAGGCAGGTATTTTGGAAATGCAGGAACGGTTCAAGCAAGGCCGACTTAAGATTAATGAAACTCTCGATTGTTTCTGGGATAATTATCGCATGTATCACCGGAAAGACGGACTTGTGGTTAAAACCAATGACGATGTCATCGATGCGGTTCGTTATGCCATCATGATGAAACGCTTTGCCGAACATAAACAGGAGAATGTCATCCGACCGATGATCTTTGCCACGGGTATGCCATGAGTAAACATAACGGAAGCAAACACGGCAGTGAGCATAATGATCAGGTAGGCCCACCCCATGATGAAGCGGATTTAATCCGCGAGGTCAAGGAGTTCATGAAGAATTCCAATGGGGCCGATTCGTTGGAACGGGAGAGAATGCGCGAAGACCTTCATATGGTTTATCGCGATGATACCCACTGGGATCAGGAAACTGTTCGTGAACGCGGCAACCGGCCCTGTTACGTGTTTAACCGGCTTATCGGGGCCGTCAATCAGGTTATCGGTGATCAGCGTCAAGCCACCCCCCAGATAAAGATCAGGGGCACAGACGGCGATTCCGATCCCGAACTGGCGGAAGTTTTTTCTGGACTGATCCGTAATATCGAAGATATGTCCGATGCCCAGACCGCTTACGACATGGCCTTCAAACATGCGGTAGCGGGAGGATGGGGAGCATGGCGGATATTACCCCAGTTTGCTTCCGACCGCTCTTTCGATCAGGAAATCTTCATCAAGCCGGTCTATAATCCGTTTACTGTCTTCTGGGACCCCGTGGCCCAGGACCCCCGCAAACGCGATCAGAACAAATGTCTGATTGCCGAGCGGATTTCTAAGGAACGGCATCGGGCCTTGTTCGGTGACGATAAAGCCGATAAGGCCCAAAGTATTGGTGTTCCCCGTGATAACCGGGGCTGGTTCGAGCGGGATCAGTTACGGGTGGCAGAATATTTCCGGCGTGATCCGGTCGATAAGAAAATCGCTCTTCTTACCGACGGCAGAACGGTTGAGCTGACCAAAGAGGTTGAGGCCGCCCTCAAGGAAGCCGCAGGAGAGAATGAAAAAAGATCCGATGATCAAGATTTTGCACCGTTGCCGGTGATTGCCAAGGATTCCGAGGGTAAAGAGAAAATCCGCGAGGCCCGTGCTTCCAAAGTGACGTGGTGGAAGATTGACGGGGCCCAGATTCTCGAAGGCCCGATAGAATACGACTGGCAATTTATTCCGGTGGTCAAAATGTGTGGTCGTTTCATTAATATCGAAGGCGAACATCTTTCCCAGTCGCTGATCCGCCATTCCCATGATGCTCAACGGGTCTATAACTTTAGCCGTACCACCATGACCGAGGTGGTTGCCAACACCCCACGTGCCCAGTGGTTGGTTACGGACAAGATGATCACTGGCAAGGAAACCGAATGGGCCGATGCCAATGCCAAGAATAAACCTGTTTTAACCTATAATCCCGATCCATTGGCTCCCGGTATTCGGCCCGAACGGATTTCCGGTGCTCAGGTTCCTGCTGCCTTGATTTCATTAGCCACTATGGACGCTGACGACATCAGAGCCACCAATGGTTTCTTTGAACCGGCCATGGGAGAACAGGGTCCACAGGAATCCGGTGAAGCCATCCGCGCCCGCCAGCGTCAGGGAGATGTCGGTTCCTTTGAATTCATGGACAATCTGACCAAGGCTCTGGAATTCACCGGTGAAATTCTCATCGATATGATTCCCAAGGTCTATGACACCGAAAGAACGGTGAGAATCTTAGGGTTAGATGGTCAGGAGGAATTCGTCAAAATCAACGCTTATGACGAGGCCAAAAGCAGAAAAATGGACCTCTCTGCCGGACGTTACAATGTCAAAGTGACCATCGGACCGGCCTTTGCCACCCAGAAACGACAAGCCGTCCGTGATCTGATTGAAGCCACCGGACTCATACCCGTTCTTGCTGAGGTCGGCGCGGATTTGATTGTCAAGAATCTGGATATTCCCGATGCTGACGAGTTTGAAAAGAGGGTCAGGCGCAGACTTATTGCCAGCGGTGATGTAGAGCCGACCCAGGAAGAGGCCGAGGCCATTCCTCCCCAGCAGCCTGATCCGGTCCAGTTGGCCCTGATCAAATCCGAACAGGCCAAAGCCCAGGCTTCACAGGCCAAGGCCGCCAAGGACGCCCAGGCCACTGACGAAGCCCAGCAAAGACTGCCTTTGGACATTCAGCAGCAGATGGAAGCGATTGTTGAAAAGAAACTGGATAACATGTTGAAGGAAGAGGAAATCAGGCTGGCTCGCTCAGATACGGGTCAGGTCAGGATTAATGTGGGGGATTAGTTTCACCAAAGGGTTGACCAGCAAAGAAATAGAAAACACCTTTCAGGAATTGTTCCTGTTCTTCTGGAGTTAAATCCTTCGAGTGTTTCTTAGCAAGCGCCAAGGTTTCTCGGACCATCTGATCGAACGGGATTAATCTATTCTTTTTACTCACGAGAAATGCTCCGAAATCAACACATTAGCCTCTGCCATCTGGGTTTCCAAATCTTTAGGCCACAAATCAGGATGTTCTACAATATCATCATTTACTAATCTCAACATTTCGGCAGCAACCAATTTGAGATCGGCTTTCTTGGTCACTCTTTTTATCAGGGCGGCCATTTCCTTGATTAGATCATCATGGATTGTAGGCATATCCACCGATACCACCTCTAAAATCTTATCTCAAGGTTAACATTTGACAAGGAAGGACCATTAAGGTTATTATGACTGATCAAATCGCTCCGGATGTAGCGGAAACATCCCCCTCGCCCGAAGATGCGGAATCTTCACAAGTGGATTCGTCCCCCAAACAGACGGTTGCGGAGCCGGAATCGCCCCCGGAAATCGAAGAGCCCAAGCGTAATCGGGCTGAAGAACGTATAACCGGACTGGTAAGTGACGTTAAGTCCTTGCGGGAATATGGTGAATATATGAGGCAGGAGGTTTTGAGTCTGAGAAATCAGATAACTCCTCCCCAAACGCCGCAACCCGTAAAGTCTGAGCCACAGCCAACCCTGGAACAGTTTGAGTTTGACCAAGACAAGTTTGCGGTCGCAAACAATAAATGGGTCACGGATCAGGCTGCCCAGATTGCCAAGGCGACGGTCGATGCTGCCTTAAAACAGCAGGCCGGCGTGAATGAACAGGCAGGAATACGGGACACATGGCAAAACAAGTCGGCAGAATTTGCTGAGAAGCATGCTGATTTTGATGATGTCGTAAAGAATCCAACGATCCGGATTACCGAGGACATGGCCAATATCTTCATGGAATCGGATAAAGGTCCCGACATTGCTTATCATCTGGGGAAAAACCCGGATGTCGCTGCCCGGATTTCTCGTCTGCCGCTTCAAAAAATGGCATTGGCGATTGGCCGTCTTGAGGCCGAAGTGTCAAAACCCAGTCCTAAACCGCAACAGACGAATGCTCCGGAACCACCTAATCCAGTCGGAGGCACACAGCCAACCATAGATGCCGCGTCTCTCAGTACAGCAGACTGGATTAATCAAAGAAATGAGGAGCGTCGCGCAAAAGGACTAAGATAAATGGCAAACACCATTTTAACCCCTGATATAATTACCCGTGAAGCTTTGCGGATATTACATCAGAAAATGACCTTTATCGGCAGGATCAATCGTCAATATGATGATCGTTTTGCCAATGAAGGTGCCAAGATTGGTGAAAACCTGCGAATCAGACTGCCTAATGAATATGTGATACGAACGGGCGCAACGATCCAGGTACAGGATACTGTTGAGGCCTCTGAAACTTTGACGGTCGCGACCCAAAAAGGTGTTGATACGACCTTTTCAAGCCGTGAACTGACAATGGAGTTGGATGATTTTTCCCATAGGATTCTCGATCCGGCAATGGCGGTTTTGGCTTCAAATATTGAGGCAGATGTTCTTCAGAGTGTGACGCTGGATGTACCCAACATCGTTGACAATGATGCGGCGGCTCTGTCTTTTCTGAATATTCTTCAGGGCGGACAGGCGCTGGATGACAATCTGGCACCGATGGATAGCACCAGAACGGCTCTACTTTCCACTGGATCACAGGTGACTATCGTTGATTCACTGAAGGGTTTGTTTCAAGATTCGACCCAGATTTCCGAACAATATCTGGATGGCATGATGGGCCGCACGGCTGGCTTTGATTTCTTTGCCACCACCCATGTTGCGGATCATGTCACTGGAACCGCTGCCAAGACCACGGCTTATCTGGTTAACGGAGCCGGCCAGTCGGGCGCATCAATCACGATCGATACCGGAAGCACAACCTTCCTCAAAGGTGACATCATTACCTTTGCCGGTGTTAATCAGGTTCATCAGGAAACCAAGATCGATCAGGGTTTTCTGAAAGAATTTGCGATTACTGCGGATTCCGGGGCTTCGGCTACTTCGTTGGCGATTACTCCGGTAATGGTGGTTTCCGGCGCAAAACAGAACGTCACTGGCTCTCCTGCCGATGACGCGGCAATTGTCAAGGTTGGTGCCGGAGCCGGTGAATCCTTGAATGGCGATCTGGTATTCCACCGCGATGCCTTCACCTTCGCAACTGCGGATTTGATCATGCCTGAAGGATTACATTTCGCAGCCCGTGAAGTTTTTGAAGGAATCTCGATGCGGATTGTCCGCAATTATGACATTAACAATGATCTCTTTCCGGCCCGTATTGATGTCCTCTACGGCTTCAGAACGCTCCGTGAAGGTCGTTTAGCAGCAAGGATTCACGCTGATGGATAGACATGTTTACAAGATAATTGATGGCGAGGTTGTTTACCGAGTCGTTAATGGCATAAATCCAAAAGGCTGGAAGAAAGACCCTTTCGCTTTACTTGAAGAGCTCAAAAAGCCGGATGAGTATGAAATCAAGGGAGAAGGTAAACTCTCAGCCAGACGGAATCCGGAACAAGGAAGGATCAGATAATGGCTGAACAAATTGGAACAAATTCTCCTGATGGAGCGCTGGTACAAGGTCAACGCAGGCAGGTCATTTCTGGTGAAGGTGCAACTCGTATCTTGTTAGCATCAGAGTCAGGTTCGCTTTGTATGTTTGACCGGGCTGCTGGCATTATCTACACATTGCCCGCACCTGCGGTTGGTATGGAGTTTGAGTTTCTGATCACAGTTGCAGGTTCGAGTAATTCTTACTCCATTGACACGGACGCGGCTACCACCTTTATCGGTGGTGGCGTTGCTGCTGTTTCTACCGTGGTAGCTGAAGGTGGCGACAGTTTCGTCGCCACCATTTCGTCAACTGTGTCGTGTGACTTTGACAGTGCTGTCACAGGCCGTAATGTTGGCACCCAAGTGAAGCTCACATGCCTCAGTTTAACTACATGGGGAATCGAGGGTGTGATTCATGGTGTTGGCACTTTGGCTACACCGTTCGCATAAGAAATATGGAGTGAAGGGGCCGAAAGGCCCCTCACTGCCAAAGTGAGAGGGCGAGGGGCGGCGAAATGGCAACCAATCTTGACATAATCACAACCGCTTACCGGATCATCAATCTCATAAACGAGAACGAAGCGCCATCGGCAGAGATTGCCGCTGAGGGTCTGGAGGCCATGAACGATCTTCTGGCCGCATGGGATAAAAAGGGTATCGAACTGGGTTATTTTCCCCAGACAAATCTGGCCGCGACATCACCCTTACAGGATGCTGATCTGAGAGGCGTAAAATACGGTTTGGCGGTGGAACTTGCTGCCCGCAAATCGATTACTCTGACAGATGAAACAAGATTCGTTGCTAAAGATAGTCTCAACGATCTGGCCAAGGGTACAGCGGAAATGATGGAGAACAGTTTCGATCATCTTCCTCTTGGCAGGCGTAGAAGAGTATTCAACATAACAAATGGTTAGTCTCCCTCTTCCCATAGGCAGTTATACCTACGCCGATCCCAGCGTGTCTTCGCGGCGGTTGCTGAATTGCACCACTGAAACCGTAGCCAATAAAACACCTGTGGTCGTCAAGAGAATGCCGGGTATTGATTCCTTTGTTACCGCCGGAACCAAACATAGGGGGGGTCATGTTTTCAAGGAAGACTTATATACGGTTTCTGGTGAATCTCTTTTCAAGACAACCAAAGCCGGAGTGGTCACAACAATAGGATCAATTCCCGGCTCTCAAAGAGTTTCCATAGCCGATAATGGTTTTGAAATGGCTATTGTTGCTGAACCCGATGGATTTTTTAGCGACGGAGTGACGGTCGATCCCATTACTGATCCCTTTTTCAGCGCAGGTGGAGCTGGAGATGTTGATTTTATTGATGGCTTTTTTGTTTTCAGACGCCCTAATTCTCAAATATTTTTTAATACTAAATTGAAAAGTCGCACGTTTAGTCCACTGGACTTTAAAGAGGCCGAGGGAGATTCGGATAATCTGGTAGGATTAATCGTCGATCACCGGGAAATCTTTCTGGCAGGAGAAGATACCATTGAACTCTTTTTCAATGCCGCAAATCCTGTCGGGAGTCCGTTTTCCCGTTCGCCTTCGGGATTTTTAGAAATCGGTTGTGCTTCTGGAGAGACACTGGCCAAAATCGATAACACAGTTTTTTGGTTGGCAGACGATAACACGGTGAGAAGGCTGGTAAATCGTATTCCAACCGTTATTTCAAATATTGGTATTGCTGATCTGATCAAAAAGCAGGATACCTCTCGCGCCTTTGGTTTTGCTTATACTTTTGAAGAAAAGTTCTATTATGTTCTGACCTTCGATTCACTGACGCTGGAATATGACATCGGTGGAAACGAATGGCATGAACGTGAAACCAGAAACAAGGATTTTTGGGTCCCGATCGATGTTATCAAGTTTAATAACGATCTTGTCGTCCTTAACTCAACGACGGGAGAAATTGGTAAACTGAATTCGGCAACGAAAACTGAATTTGGATTAACCCAACTGGTTCAGTGGACTTATCAATCGATCTATGCCGAAGGCAAAAGACTTCTCCATGATCGGCTGGAACTGAATATATCGGTTGGCCGGGGAACAACATCTGGACAGGGTTCCGATCCAGAGATTATTCTGTTTGTCTCCGACGATGGCGGATCAGTTTTTACCGAATATCAGCGCCGGAAACTCGGAAAGTTGGGAGACAGAACCACACGGGTTTTCTGGACCGGTCTGGGAAGTTCCTATAACCGTGTCTATCAATGCCAGATGTCCGATCCGGTAGATTCTTTTCTGATGGACACCAATTATGAAGCGAGGGTGGCATAGCCGGTATCCAGGGCATTCCCCACCAGATTCCGCAGGAATGGAATCCGCAGTGGTTTCTTGAATTCATCAGGGATGTTTTGACCCTTCTGGATGTCAGAAATTCTATAGGTCAGGGAATCACCGTATCCGGTCAGGCTGGTGAAGTCGCGACACTTACAAATGATTCAACCGGAGATTCGTTTGTTGTTTTGGCATCGAACGATTCTCTTACTGCCGAGCGAATTCTTGCCGTCGCCAATGGTCTTTCACTGACAGATAACGGTCCCGAACAGACGGTTGTTATCGGTATCGTTTTGAATGGTATAAATTTTAACAGATTACAACAAATCTCTACCAGTCAGTTTCTGGGACGGATCACAGCCGCCACAGGCGACATTGAACAACTTACCGGGACTCAGGCCACTACTCTATTGGACGCCGCCACGACGGCTCTACAAGGTGTTGTCAAGCAATCTACAGCCGTTACCGATCTTAATCAGACTATCGTCGGTCCAACCATAGCTGAAGTACAAGCGATCAGCGACAAGGTGGATGAATTACTGGGTGTGATGAGAACATCGGGACAATTGGCATGATCAGGGAAGCGGTTGAATCCGACCGGGCATTTATTTTTGCTCTTGCTGAGATAGAGCCGCCTGAACAATGTTTAATATTGGTTACAGATTATGGAGGATTTTTCTTTGATCCAGTTACACCTTATGGCTCGATTGTCGAGGCGCATTTTTTCTTTCATCCGAAAGGTCGTGGCAAACACGCTGTTCAGGCGTGCAAGGATGCGCTCGATTATGTTTTCCATGCCGGGGTGCATACGGTGATCGGAAGAATCCCCGTCGAAGACCGTCCGGCAAAGTTGATGGCTCGATGGGCCGGATTAAAATCCTATGGAATCGCTGAAAGCATGTCCGGCGGTCCTCTGGTGGAATGGTTTGAAATAAGGAAAGATCAATGCCTCCTCTCGCAATAGTCGCAGGTGGTGCTATAATCGGTGGTGGACTCGCTATCGCTGCCGGAGTCAAAGAATCCAAAGCTCAGAGACGTGCCGGTCTTCTCCAAGAACAGGCCGGTGTGGAAGCCGCTGGACGTCAGCAAGAAGCTTTTGAACAGAGTCTGGGTTTTACCGCGCCCCGCAGAGAGGCAGAAACTGAGGCATTAAATGCTTTAAGAGGGATTCTCGGCCTTGGAGGCCAAGCACCAGACTTTCAGGGAACGCCGGGTTTTCAATTTGCTCTGGATCGTTCCCAGCAAGCCATCGAACGAAGTGCGGCTGCCCGAGGCGGATTAGCAGGTGGAGGCACACTAGATGCCTTGCAGGCTAACGCGATTGGACTGGCCAATCAAAACTTTCTGACTGGATTTCAGAACCCCATACAAAATCTGGCCTTAGGCAATGCTAATTTCCTCGCCGGTCAGGGTGCCCAACAAACAGCGTTGATTGGCAGTAACTTCCTGACGCAAGGCGCTGCCGCGAGAGCTTCCGGTATCACCGGTGGAGCCCAAGCGTTTGGTCGTGGACTCTCTGGTTTGAACAGAGCCATTCAGGGCGGCTTAAGTAATTTCCTGACACTTCCCGGATCAAATCCACCACCTCCTTCTACTCAACAATTCGCTCTACCTGCCATTGCTGGAGGAGGATTTCTCGGATGACAGACGGTCAATTCGGAACTTTTAATGTTGGCAATGCTCTTTTGCAGAGAGAACAGATCATTGGTGCCCGTCAGGCCAACCAGCAACAAAACATTCTGGCCCAGCGTGCCGCTCAATTCAATCCGTTATTACAGCAGCATCTGCAAGATGGGGACCAGAATGTGCTTGCACAAATGTTTGCACTCGACCCACAACGCGCAATTCAAGCCCAAGAATTTCAGCAAACCCAGATTACACAAGAACAGGCACAAGAAAAACGAGAAGCGATACAAACAGTACGGGGAGCGATCCTTGTTAGAGATTCAGCCAGTCCTTTAACTTTTCTTCGGACGGCTTTTCCTGAATTCGTTCAGGGATTGGAAGATCAGGGTACTAGTCTTGATGACAAGACAGATGATGAGATACGAGACTTTGCCAAAGAAATGATTGCTGAGTTTGGAGCGGTGTCGGGCCTACCTCTGGAAGAACTCGGCATTGAAGAGCCGACCGGTGCATTTATCCAGTTTGAGAATCCCACTACAGGTGAGATTCAAGATGTGAGAAGAGATTCACCGGAAGCTGATAGACTGGCAGCCGATCCCAACTTCCAACAAGTTGAACGAATTAAGAGAATTGAACAATTTGAACGCCGCGCTCCATTTGGGACACCTGTTCAACTTGGCAAATTGCAAATCGATATCAATGAACAAGCCGCAGCCGTAAATTCCTTCGGTGCCGCAGGTCAGCAGTTGCTTGAGATTGTCGGTGAAGGTGGAGCCAATACTCTGACAGCCGGTCTGGCCAATGTGGGAAACCGGTTAAGACAGGAAGTCAGAACACTAGCCAGCCGGGCTGGAGTGGAATTTGAAAGCGGTTCCAAGGCTTTTGACCAGAATAACTTCAAAGGCGCGTTCCAGGCCGGAGGATTGGCTGGAGAAAATGCCCGTGTTAAGAATGCCTTTCTTGCTCTAGCGATTCAACGTGCTATTGCCAGTGGTTTAGGCAGTGGCAGAGCATTGTCAGACAAAGATATTTCCAATCAATTGGAAACATTGGGACAAAATCAATCCGATCCGTTAATTCTCAGACAAATATTCATTGATGATTTCCGCCGTCTCAGTGAGGGTGTCCGGTTCCGCGCTCAGGCTTCCAATCTTGCTGTTCCGGAGCTTGTTTCGCCTGAATTTATTGGTGAACAACGTGATCCGGTTGGCCGTCTTATCATAGATTTGAGACAATAATGGCAGAGGTTGAAGTTATTTTACCTGATGGCAGACAAATCGTTGCCCAGATTCCCGATGGAACAGCGAACCCCCGAGAATTTGTAATCGATGAACTTACACAAAGAGGTTTATTGGGCTTACCTCCGTTAACCGCAGAGCAACAGCAAGTCATCGGCGCCGTGCCACCAACACCACTGGACCCGCTTGCTGGGACTTTTGCACGAGCCGCTGGTGTTGAACCAACCGTTCCTCCAACGCCCGGTGTTTTGGGTGCTGCTGCCGGAATAGCGCCCGGAGGGGCTGAAATCAGTGCCCGAGCAAGGGCCGGATTTGCTGCCGATCCTTCGGAGGGAGCTAGAATTACTCTGGAACAACAATTCGGTCAGCCTGTTACTATCGGCCAACGTCCTGAAATTGGAGGAAGAATTACGTTTATCAACCCTGAAACAGGTCAGGAAGAATTCTTTAATCCACCCGGATTTGATCCGGCAGATATTGGTGCTATACCCGGTGCCGCTGCCGTGGCAGTACCCGAAGTTGTCGGAGGGGTGGCTGGAGCCTTGGCAGGAGGTGCGCCAGGAGGTATTGCTGGAGCTGGATTGGGGGCAGGAATCGGTGAGGCTATCCGTCTGGAAATTGGCCGAGCCTTAGATGTTAATCCCGATCTTACGGCACGCGAACAAGCCATTATGGCCGCCACCGAAGCCGGACAAGCGGCAGCGATTGATGCTCTGACCTTTGGTGTGGGAACGGGTGTAAGACGTCTCTTGCGGGGAGCCCCCACACCAACCGCGCCTGCCGGAGTATTGGAAGAATTTGGCGGGCCGGCTTTAGAGGAAGGACTGACAGCCGGCAGAAGGCTTCAGGCCGAGTTTTCGGAAAGTTTTGGTACCGATCTGCCCTTGAATACCGAACAAGTCTTGCGGGATGTGGCCGCTGTTCAATCCAGAGAACTCAGAGGAGCCACCGAAGCGATCCGCGCCAGACCTCCCGGCGAACAATTACGCGCGCAACGAAGACAACAATTCGAAGCTGTTGAACAAGCGGCAGAACAGGTTCTCGGTCCGGAAGGTGTTCCGACGGCTGTGGCGGGCCGACAGTTACAACAGGTCGCCCGTCAGGCTCCACAAGCGGCCATAGCTGAACAACGTCGTCAATTGCAAGCCTTTGATGTTGGTTTACAGCGGCAGGAACAATTAACCACCGTTCAGGCAATTGATGCTGGCGCAGCCATCCGAGCCACCCTCGAAGGTGAGAGAGACGCACTGGAAACCCGCTTTGACGCCCGTTATGACCAATTAAGAGCGGCAACCGGAGATACACAGGTCAGTCTGGCCCCTATTGCATTGACGGCAAGACGATCATTAAAACAGTTGGATGAAGATATATTTGCTTCGCTTGCACCGGAAAATAGAACAGTGATTGAAGATGCGATTGGAGCCAGTGAGGGTGTGGCTTCTTTCGAAGTTGTACAAAGAGCCCTCTCCGATCTTCGTGCCGAACGACGCCTGATCAGAAAGAATCTTTCTCCTCGACGAAATATCGGACAGATCGAATCCCTGATAGAATCGCTTGAAATCGCCCGTGGTGCCGCCCTCAGAGGAAGGCCGGACATTGCCCTGGATATGGTTAATCTGGAGGCCGATTTCGCCGCTGCAAAAGGCCGGATAGATAGGGGTCTGGTCGGAAGATTGTTACAACCGGCAGAGGGCGGTGGATTCAGACTGGCCGATGATAGAGTAATTCCAACCATTTTAAGAAGTCCTGATTTGGCCCGCAAGATGGCCGATGTCTTCAGCGATCCGACTTTTCAATTCCAGCCGGGAGCAAGACTGGAAATTCAACAAGGATTACTGTCGGCAATGCGTGAGGCGGCTCTTGATCCAAAAACGGGCAGAATGACAGCAAAGAGATTCAAGGATTTCCGCAACAAAAACCAGACCGTTCTGAACGCTTTCTTTGATGAAGAAACAAACAAAACACTTTCAACACTGAGCGGCACTTTGGGTGAATCCGAAAGACTGACGACCCGGTTGACCCGGATCACCGATGATCTCAATCGCACTTTCGGAATGAATCTCCAGAAACTCGATCCGACACAGGTTATGAACCGGGTCTTCAGTGGACGGGCCAGAGATATTCCGGAAAATCTGCGCCGGGCACGGATCATTGCCAAACGTGATCCAGTTGTCTTTGAAGAATTTCAAAAAGCCACCCTTGCCCAGTTGCGTCGTGCCAGCACCCGCGCCACTTCTCAGGAACCCGGAAGGCTGGATTTTACCAGTCTGGTCGGACTATCCCAGAACAAGGAAATCGTTGAAGAACTGACCCGGATTATGGGACCCAGATGGCGGCGCGGATTTGAGGTTTTCACGGAAGCTCTCGATACCACCAGAATGCGTCCTACCGATGCCGCAGCTATTCAGGCTATGCAGGCTGCAGGAGAGCCGGGAAGCGTGGTCCAGGGATTACTTAGAGTAACCTTTCCCCCCCTGACACGGGAAGGAAGGGCTTTAACCGGACTTCTCAGAACCAACAGGGAATCGACCATCCGTTCACTGGATAATATTCTGGCTAATCCTGAAATCATGGTTCAACTCACCCAGGTAAGGGCTACAAAAAACAGACGGGCTGCTTTCCGCATGTTGGAAGCCATTGGTTTGGGTCATATCGCAATCGCATTGGAAGATCAAAATGGCGGGTAATTATCTCAGCAACCCCAATCCTCAGTTTCTTGATCTCAATGGTGATCCTGTTTCTGGCGGAGCGGTGGAATTTTTGGAGGCTGGATCAACAACTACAGATCAGGATACTTTCACCGATAAGGATTTAACCCCAGGTAATGAAAATCCAAATCCGGTTATATTGGGGTCAGATGGACGTCCGTTTCCGGATGCGGCTATTTTCCTGCAACAGCTTTCCTACAATGTTCGTCTTTTAGCCGCTCCCGGCGGTTCGGAAATCTGGGCACGGGATAATGTTTCCAATATCACACAGATAGATGTGACCGGAACGGCCTCGGTGGATACCTATGCCGCTTTGACAGCGCTTTTGAAGGCAACCTTAACAGATGGTACATTACGTCAAGTCAATGGTCGTAATACAGCAGGAGACATAGAACCTGTTATTTTTCAATTCATTGCGGCATCAACCGCCACAGCCAATGCAGGAACTATATTAGCGACAGATGAAGGTGGAACGGGAAGGTGGCTGATGCTCGTCGATGGGCCTTTTCTTGCAGAATGGTTTAATGCAAAACGAGATGGAACTACTGATGATACTATAGCAATACAAGCATTGCTCGGTGCTCTTGGAGTATTGGGAGGGGGGACATGGCGGTTATTAGTTGGCACTTATTTCCATGATACTTTAAATCCACCATCCAATATTATTATTGAAGGTGAAGGCGTTTCTTCAATATTTAAATTTATTCCTCATGCAACTACCGGAAATGCTGGTATTGAACTGGGCGATGCCTCTGCGGGGGTGGAGAATGTTATTCTGAGAGATTTCTCTATGGATGGTCAAAAGGCTACCCAAACAGGGGGGGGAGATAATTTTTCGCATAGCATAAGAGTCTGGGGCAGCAATAATTGCAAGATGGAGCGTCTGAAGATTTTTGATCCACGCGGTGATGGTATTTTGCTAGGACAGCAAACTGGGCGCTTAACGGATTCATCCGACAATAATATTGTAGATGATTGTGAGATATTTGGTCAAACCCGCCAAGCAATAGCGCTTACTTACGGAAATGAAAACAAATTTATCAATAGCCGGATTTCCGGAACCATTGATATTGAGATAGATGCGGGGAATTTTGAGGCAAAGAATAATCTTGTTGACGGCAATTCCGGACGAATCCAGACTGAAAATTTAACAGTCCCGAGAATTAGTGATCTGAAAATTTCAACAGCAACTTTAAATACTGATCCAGCGAAGACTTCGGGAAATATTATTTCCAATAATACTTGTTTCATGATTCAAGGTCAGGTGAATGATAGTTTGAAGGTCATAAATAATACTGTGATCGGCTCAGAAACAACTGAAAATTTCCTGATGGACTTTGCTGCGTGCAATAATTTGTATGTGGAAGGAAATGAACTTATTGCAAATGTTGTTGTTGCCACTGCACTGACGGCCCTTGTCAGAACCCGTGCAGGTGACTGGATTACAATGACGGGTCAATATGGCGAGGATGGAGGTTTACCATTTCATAATTTCGCCTCGACATTTGGTGGTCAGCCCAATGCAGACAATCACAATGTGAAAAATAACTTTCTTAATGGAGGTGGAGACTATCGAACAAGCGGTTCATCTCCTTTCCTGACCGAAGAATCAGTTTATAAGATAGAAACAGATGGGGCTACTCCCCAGGTTTTCACCTTTACACAAATAAGTGGGCCTGATCTTCCACTTTCTGCTATATCGTCTGCAAATAATATGTCTTTGGATATAGGATGGGCTTCTGGATCGGGACTTTATCAAGTTGAACTTTTTGGATATGGAGAAATAGGAACCGGGGCTGAACCATTTAACAGAACGGTTATTTATACAATAGATATTTCCGGATCAGCTCGTATTATAAATGTATTTACAGCTACACTTGCAGCAGACCCGGTGTTTTCTGAATATAACTTTGCCAGCGGTGGAACGTTGGGTACTTTGTTTATAAGGTTAAAATACTGATGAAGTTAGCAACTATATTTCATGATTTAATCCACTGAAGGAAATGAAAAATGGAAATGGGCGCAAGACAAAGAATCGAAGCCATCGAAAACGCTATCAACAGTTTAAGAAATCTGGCAGATGACCAGTTAAACGAGGTACTTGACCGTATGCAGCAAGATGTGACCATTGCGTCTCATTGTCCTCCATTTTCAGGTGGTAATGATCCACACTGCTGATGCACCTTGAATCGATAATATTTGGTTCAGTCACGACATTTCTTTTTGTCTGGTCTCTTTTCCACTGGAATGTCACAACTCTGGTTGCCGGATTACTTTTTACAGGCTGGAGTATGGCACAGATCGCTCAGTGGATGGGTCAGAACATACCACTCGAAGTTTATTTAATTGCTGACTTTGCGTCTGGTATGATATTGTTGAGTTATGTTTTAATTTTCTTGCACAGGCGGCAGGTTTGGATGAGATGGGTTTGGGTGATCGGAACAATTTACGGATTTATGATTCTCGGTCATGCCGCATTTGTGGGCATCAAAATTGGGAACATTCAAATCCTTCCACAGATAAATTCAAATCAATACTATTGGTATTTAACGGCATTGTTCGGCCTACAGCTTTTAATCACTGGATGGCAGATTTATCGTGACCGACGCACAGTGGTTAGGGGGAATCATTATTCTCGCCGCCGCATTCCAAATCTTTTACATGGCCATAAAGGCATGGGCCGCTCGAAATGATAAATCACATTCTGACAGACATGAAGCCTCAGATGATAGGCTGGATGGCGACGGGGACGGCAGCGAGCGTTGATATTATCGAAAAGACACAGGAGAATCTTCTCAATCAATATCCGATTGACGGACTTGGCTTTACAAACGGCGGATTGATCATTCTATCTGGTGTTATAGTCTCTTTTGTAAGTAGTGCTGTCGGTATATGGAATGTATGGAAGAAAAGATGAAATCGGCTGAAATATTTGCTCAGAAAATCATAACGCCGGTTCTGCTCGATCTGGGTATGCACTCCGGCGCTGCTGTAAAGCTCCTCTTGGGGACCGCCCTGCATGAGTCTGGTGGACTGAGATATCACCACCAAGACGGCGGCCCGGCGATGGGTCTCTATCAACACGAGCCAAACACATTCAAAGATTTGTTCAATCATTATCTAATTGGTCCTGATCCGTCACATCCGTGGAAACCAGATAGACTGACGCAACTGGAGCGTTTCGCCGAAAAAGGTCTTTCCGTAGATAACCAGTGGAACCTCTATAACGCGCGTTACGCCACAGCAGCCTGTCGGCTACAATACTACCGTCACCCATTCAAACTGCCTCCCAGCGACGATCTGGAGGCCTTGGCGGGTATTTATAAGCAATTTTGGAACTCTTCTGCCGGAGCCGCCACCGAACAAGACTTCATAGACGCATTGGAAAGAGCATGAATACCAAAATTACCGTCTCGGCCATTGCCGGAATCGCCGCAATCATTTTTGGGCTTCACTCCGCTGGCTGGTTGCCTCCGACTAGTAATGTATTGGCCGAACATATCAGCGGTGATCAGAAAATCAATGCCCGGCAGGACCTCCAGATTCATTACGCGGAACTCAGATTAATTAATGCTGATCTTGAAATGGTCGATTTCAAGATTGAGCAGGACCCCGTGAATTCCAGACTTCGTGAGGATCGGGCTCGCTTGACATCTCAGAAACAGAATATTCTCGATCTGATAGAATTTGCCAAAGCGGTGATAACGGATAATTAAGATATGGATAAATTGCTTAAATATGGGCGGCAACCCTCGACTTGGCGCGGAATTATCAGCATACTTGCTGTTGCTGGAATCTCACTTAATCCTGAACAAGCGACAGCAATTATTGGTACAGGGATGGCGTTGATGGGCTTGATCAATGTTTTCCGAAACGAAACAAAAGAGGAAGACAAATGATCAAGAATATAGTTGCGATTCTGATGTTGGGACTTTTGACCGGTTGTGTCGCACCGTGGAGCAAACAGGATTATGCAGGGATCACTTATTTCGAGGCGGAAGCCTGTCCTGAAACACTTCAGTTATGTCATTTGATCGTCATTGATGGCAAAGAGGGTTCCCGGAATATCGAAATTCGTAAGAACCCAGATGGAACATTTTCATTAATTTACGGTTCACAGGTTTTGGCATTCGAAGGCCAAAGAACCCGCGCCGAAGTTGAAAAATTCCTGGCTCAAACCTTTGGTGAATTGGCTCCGGGTGTTCTGGATAGAGTTATCAGGATTATCGAGGGCGGGGGTGTTCCTGAGATTGAATAATAATCAATTACAATGAATATTGTTGATTTTCCGGAGATTCATTTTATCCAGAAATGTCCTTGTGGGAATACCGAATGGCTTCTGCTTTACCCGAAAGACGATCCCAAAGAATGGTATATTCGGTGTTCGGAATGTCACATTGAACTACACGGGCCGACTTTGGTTGAGGGATACTCAGAGGCAATATGATCCCTCTTTACGGAGAATTCTCTTGAGATGCCGGGTCCTGAGATTTAGCAATAGGCTTTACTCTGATGCCGGCACCATTACACAATTGGTTATCGTATTGTCTTTACAGATTGCATTAGAATGGTGTGGAATTTGTATCCCACAATGGCTTTCATTAGAAATAGTGATACGAAGAAACAGATTTGACGTTTTCCCAATAACATAATCTAAAATCCGTCGCCTTTCCTGATTAGTTATAGGCAGGGATAACCTCTGTATAATTTCCCGGGCTTCCTTCTTTTGTTGATTATTCATCCCGCCTTCTCCACGATATCCTCTGCTGGTAGGGGCATTAAGTTGGTTGGCGAGCGCCGATAGGCAATAACATCCTCAAGTTCAGCAACATCATTTGTCTCAATGATGTATTGCCAAAAAGCGGGAACGTCTGCCGCCGATGAGTGGCCCTCAAACGAACAGGGCGTCACCACATAACCGTCTTTGGTGGACACCTCCCAATCTAGATTCTCATCCGGCCACGTTGCTACATCGTTTGGATCAAACTTCGTCCACCGCTGGCACTCGGCTATGGCGGCTTTGGCTTGGTCGATATAGAGTTTCCATTTGAGCTTGCCGTCTGAATGATAACAACCTTCCTCGTCCATAAACCCAAGAACTTGATCCGGATTTTCCCCGTCAGCCACGCATATCGCTCGCGCTACCCGCTCTGCCTGGAAATCTGTATCAGTGGTCATTGGGATATCTCTTCAAGCCTTTGAGCCCCGCATGTTAAAACAAAGAACGCCTCCCTACCCGATTCATCATGAACAACATCACATCTGCCGTTATTTTTTGATGTGCAGCTTTTCACGGTTACAACGTCGCCTAGCTTTGCGAATCCCGGCGCACCCATCCCAGTTATTCTAAGTTTCTGGCCGGGCTTTATTTTCGAATAATCAATCATCACTCAGGGCCTCCATTCGAATGGTTTTGTGTCATAACTCAGGTAAAGCGGATGCCACGGCTGGCCTTGCGTGGTAATTTTTAGGGCGTGCATTTTGATTCCCGCATCTGTGAACAGGTGGATAAGTTCTTGGTCGCGGCCCATGTGCGTGCCGTGATTTCCCCACCCACAAAGTAAGAAGTTATTGGCTGCATATTTAAGGATGATGCTATCGGCTAGATCGCGATCCCCGAATGGATCAGCCTGTTTCATCATTTCCTTTGGCGACGAACTGACAAAGGGGAAGCCGTTCACATAGATCACGCCACCGAGATTCATGGCCATAGCACGCACCTGAAGACGAGTATTTGTAGGGTCGTTTTTGTCCTTTGACCCTTTCGAGGAATTCAGCGCGCAGCTACACAAGGCCGGCAAATCCTCATCCCAAATATGCCCCATGACATACCTGAATCGCCGGTCGTCGCTGAACAGATCAAAGCTACGGGTCAACAAATCACTCATCGCTCAGGGCCTTCTTCCTGCTGGGGTGATTTTGTATGGAGTATCGCCACCGAGCCCAGGTTTTGTGGGTTCCCCTCGAATTAACAATCCTTCGTTGACGAGGCGGTCTGCGACTACATTAAATTGCGCTTCTTTATTGCAGGGCTGTATTGCCCCTTCATGTACCCAAAACCCTCCATCATCAGCAGTCTGAAGCAAGTAGGTGCGACGTTCCTCCACCGACATTTTCATGAATGATTGATAACTCAGACGGCCACCTATTTGTGCGTCACTCAGCATCACGGCTCTCCCTAAAGGCGGTGAGGGCTTCTCTGCCATCGCTTGTAAGTTTGGCAACGCAGCGAAACCCCGGTTCCTCCAGCCAGTTGTTACTGTCAGGCATCCAATGAGATCTTTTCTCACGACGCACCCAAAGCAAACCCCTATAGATCAGCGGCTTCATATCGGGCCAGACGTCCCCATTACGGCACGGGATAAAACTACCGCCATCAGTATAAGCTTCGTCCTCGAAACAAATTAGAAGTTCGATCTGTCTTGGTCCAAGCTTTCTACTCATCACTGGCCTCCAGCATGGCTTCAGTCCATTTCAAAATCTTGCGAACGCTTGATAAATCTATTTTGCTGGCGTCTTTTTCCGCCCTGCAATAAGTCGTTGGCGAGATACCTACAGCCTTGGCGGCGGTGCGGACTCCGGCCACAAGGAGCCGCGTTTCTGAGGGCATAGATCGCCTGGCTTGCCTCATTCTTTCCGGCAATTCCGCCACAAGTTTAGCTAATTCTTCCGACGTTATCGGCTGTTCAGGACCCACGATGCGGTAGCCTGCTGCCTTGAGTGCTTGTTTAAGGCTGTGGGCGTTATCACCATGATGTCCGTCCATCACGTGCTGATCTTGGCAACCATCGCAGTGATGCTCATTTGGGCAGCGTTGACAATTTTGCCAACATAGTTCCCGCGCCAGTATGATATCAACGGGGTCCGGGGTCATTGGGATTGCTCCTGATGGTGCAAATATCTTTCGACCTTTATTTGTTTATCGGCGGCAGAGACGTTAATCAGGCGGGCACATAAATCGCCTGCTAAAACCATGCGTTCTGTCGCGTGTTTGGCATCTCCAAGCTCCTGTTCCAGATCTCGTCGGTTTGATGGCCCTGCATGCTTATCTGGATTATGGCTTTCATATCCATGCCGCAATATTTTCCCGATAGCCTGCTGAGCTTCACCCATTTCTTCGGAAAGCAACGCCAGTCGCTCGGCTTCAGCGGGCGTTAATTTGTTGAAATGCTCACTCATCCTGCTGACTCCATATAATTGCTTGGCACAGGGCGAGAGCTGGGGTTGCTGCCATTCCAATAACCACACACTCTGGCCACGCGCCTAATGTGACTAAATGAACACGCGAAGTATCTCCGATCTCGAAATCATGTGGTTTGTATTTGGGTGGATATGGCCCCTCCATATATTTCATCACCCACCCCTCTGGCACCAACATCAGGGCATCGTCTACTGAGCGGGTGGGCTTGGGTTTTCCAACACGCTTTCCAGCAGGATCGCGCCAGTGGACCTCATCGTTTTCCGGGCCAACAAATCGCTTTTTCGTCCACCCACACGCCAGTAGCACTTCATCGTCTAGCTCTCGGGTGGCTTCGGTGGCGGTTTCAAGATCGGTCATTTTTTCACATTCCTTATATCGTTTCTCCAACTCATCATCGGGTATGCCACAGGGAGGCTCATCCACTAGATGAAGGTCTGGCTTATTCATTGGAATATTTCTTTTGTGGCAAACGTTCCCATTTCGCTCCCATGACATCTCCGTAGTTTATCCCGACCTTCCCGCAAAATATGCGGACAGTTTGTTTTAATTGGTGAAATTCTCTGAAAAACGCTGTCACGTTTAGCTCGGTTTTATCCGGGTGATGGCCAAGCAGTCCAAATCGTTTCATCTTTGAGGCCGCCTGAATAACCTCTGCCGCTTCTTCCATTGCCATAAGCGAGAGCTCGTCGGACGAAAGCTCCCTCAATTCCTTATCTGTCAACATCTCATTTCTCCAATGGATTGAATCCAAAATGCTCATCAATCTTCAGCAGAATTCTATCAGTTAAAGCGTTGAATTTCTCGTGTTCTGTCTCTTTGAAAGACCAAGAGGCCGCTACTAAATAGGAATCGCCGTTCAACTTCTGTCTGATTTCACAATGTCCGACCGCAATTGACAGCGCATCCCGGAGTAATTCTCGGGTAGCAAATTGTTGTTGGTTTTCAAAGGTCACATCAATCATCTTCTGTGCTAACGCTAATTGTTTGTAACTTCGGTCGGAAATCTTCTTGGTTGATACCTGAAGTATCTGGTTTTCGGGGACCTTCCGCAGCTTTTCCTCGGCATCCTTGTCGCGGGCACGAAGCACAATCTCCTTCCCTCCCCATACAAGGTCTATTTCTGAGCAGTAGACGTAGATCATTGTTTGATCCAGTCCTCGCCGACGAGACAATAAAGGCTGTCATTCCGCCAATCGTGACCATCGGGGCAGGTAATCTTGGCGTAATTTGTAGTAAAATCCAGCCGGTCATCAATGTGAAAGACTTCATCAGTAAAGCCCCATATCACCGCACAGATAAAACAGCCTATTACAATTCCTATCGGAAGCATTACGTCCTCCATGTTTTCTTCGTTCACCATCCCGCCTCCTTCTCTCCCCAAGCCTTCTCTATGGTATGTTTTCTGAGGAAGATCATGCCTTCACAACTCTTACTTTCTCAACTAGCAGCCCTTTATATCTAAGCCGCCGAAGACAATTGCTTCTGTCACGTTTGTTGGCATAAACTTCTTTTGGAAACCACACTTCCAGAAGTTGGTCATGAACCATATGTCTATATAAGTTGACACAGAAATAACTCTTATTGTTCCAGTGTGTCCATGTTGCAGCCCAATATTCAGTCACGTCCTGCCTCCTTCCTCATGTCCACATTATATTTCTCGTTAAACTTATCCAGTCCGATTCGATGCCGCTCCAGATGATGGTCATTGCACAACCCGACTATAAAGTTATGGTCCCGTCCTTCCCATCCGTGCTTTTCATGATGGACGCATGGATCAGGAGCTTCGCAAACCAAACATCCTCTCTCTGCTACCTCGGCAGCGTGACGTTTGAGGGCGGCGGTCCATTTCATGGCTGTCTATTGAACCGAACCACATCAACACAAGCTAATCCTATTGGGCCTGTAATGGCACACTTTGCCTCTATAGGATCGGCTCCATCGGCAACCATTTCAGCAATCTTGTTATCTTGATAC